CTCACTCACATGGGGGGGGAGGGGGTCGGGTTGTGTTGTAATATTTACAGGAGCCTCTCCCCCTCTGAAAAAGGTAAATTGGCTTTTTTTAACAAGGCGAATATGGAAAAGAAAAAGCGTGGGCGTCCGATCAAGATGACAATACAGAGGTATGCGGAGAATCCTCCTGCGGTGCTTCCTAAGACTGATACGCAGCGTCTTAGGGAGTTGAAGGAGTTGATGATTCGTTCTGGGGGTAAGGATGTTGCTGAGAAGGTGATTGAGATTGCGTTGAATGATGATCATCCTGGGCAGATGGCTGCGTTGAAGATGTGTCTTGACAGGACGTTGCCTATGTCTATGTTTGAAAAGGACAAGTCTCAGAGGTCAGCGGTTACGATCAATATCACGGGGTTGGGTGCTCCTCCCCAGCTTGTAGAGGATATTACGGATGTCTGATCTCAACTTCTCTCTCCTTCCTTGGCAACAAGATGTATATACTGACCCGACTCGGTTCAAGGTGATTGCAGCTGGACGGCGGTGTGGCAAGAGCAGACTGGCGGCTACTACACTAATTATTGAGGGTCTACGCTGTCCACAAGGCTCGGCAGTGCTGTACGTCAGTCCCACGATGGGACAGTCTAGACAGATCATCTGGGACTTGCTGCTTGATCTGGGAAGGGAAGTCATCCAGTCCAGCCATGTCAACAACCTAGATATAACCCTGATCAACGGGGCAAGAATCTATGTCCGTGGGGCTGATAGACCGGACACCTTGCGCGGAGTTTCCCTGACCTATGCCGTGCTGGACGAGGTGGCCGACATCAAGCCCGAGGCTTGGGAACAGGTTATTCGGGCATCCTTGTCAGACCGCAAGGGTCGGGCGATGTTTATCGGGACGCCAAAGGGAAGGAACTGGTTTCACGATCTGTGGAAGCTGGGCCAAGATGAGCAGGATGCGGATTGGAAGTCTTGGCACTTTACCACTGCTGACAACCCCTTAATCGACCCAACAGAGATCGAAAGCGCCAAGAAAACCTTGTCTTCCTTCTCTTTCAAACAAGAGTACATGGCGTCGTTTAGCAACGCTGGTGCAGATGTCTTCAAAGAGGAATGGATCAAATACGGGGTTGAGCCTGAGCATGGCAGCTACTTTGTGGCGGTGGACTTGGCTGGATTCGAGGAGGTTGCTAAACAAGCAGCCAATGCTAAGAAGCGGCTGGACGAGTCAGCCATTGCCGTGGTTAAAGTGACGGAAGATGGCAAATGGTGGGTTAAAGAGATCATGCACGGTAGGTGGGACATCCGTGAGACAGCATCCAAGATTCTGCTGGCGATGCGGGAATATAAACCGCTGAGTATTGGCATTGAGAGGGGGGCGCTTAAAAACGCTGTTCTGCCGTATTTGAGTGATTTGATGAGAAAAAACAATGTCTATAGCCATATTGTTGATTTAACCCACGGCAATCGTAAAAAAACAGATAGAATAATCTGGTCGCTTCAAGGAAGGTTCGAGCATGGCCGAGTCATTCTGAACAGCGATGAAGACTGGGCAGACTTTACTGACCAGCTTCTAATGTTTCCCTCGCAGGGTGTGCATGATGACTTGCCAGACGCACTTAGCTACATTGACCAATTGGCGGTGACAAGCTATTTCGAGCAAGACGATGACGATGCGTGGGAGCCGATGGACGTAATTTCAGGAGTATAAACATGGCACTTGCAGATGAAATTCGTAATCTCAGAGCGCGTCAGGCTGCTAACGAAGGTCCGCGCAGAGGGGCTACACCTAAGCCAATGAATCCCCGCGTAGCTGCATCTTTAAATCTTCCCACACAAGCCAGTAACATCAGTCTTGAGCAAGCAATTCAAGCCTTAGCAGCCCAAGCACCTTATGGTGGTGGCCGTCAATTTGAGCGTGGGACACCTATAGAGTTCCAACAGTTGAGAGAGTTACAAGCCGCGCAAGAACGCGCTCAAAGGGCCGCACAGTTGACTGGCGGTAAGTCTTCCGGCATGCGTACCATAGACCCCCTTAATCGCGGTTTGCCTGCCACTTTACCGCAACTAGGGGCGTTACAAGCCGATCAAGAACGTGCTCAAAGAGCCATAGATATGTTTCTAGCCCAAAAGCAACAAATGCAGCAACCAATGCCACTTGGAAACCAATACACCCCACGTGACATAGGTTTTGGCAACGCTCCTTCTGGCCCAAGAGGTGACTTTACGCAACCGATGCCTGGTCAGTTCACATCAGTGCCTTTTGGATCAATGCCAACGGGGAATCCTTATCTTCAACGTGGTATGCCCATCGGCTTCCAAAATCCTGCAATGCTACAAAATGCACAAGACCGAGCGATTAGAGCAGGGTCAGGTTTTATGAATTCGTTCGGTTTATTTGGGCAACCAAACATGGCGCCACAAAACGCAATGGCACAGTATCCGGTTGGTGGGCCAATGCCGCAACCAAACATGGGCCAACAGCCGCAGTACTTTGGCGCAAACATGGGGCAGCAATACGCAACGGCGCAACCAAACATGAATCAACAGTACGGTGGCAACCAAGGATTCCCCATGACAAATATGGGGCAGCAACAACAACCTCAATCAACTAACGCTTTTGATAGCTTTGCGTACCGACCTTTGTAAATCTTTTTGTCAATACAATAGCTGATACAAAGAGGTAACGCTATGGATCAAAACGAGTTCGACGAACCAACAGAAAACGATAAAGAACTAACTGCTTTTGTCACTGACCACTGTGACCGTTGGCGCGACTGGCGCGATACGAACTATCTTCCCAACTACTTAGAATACGAGCGTATTTTTCGTGGCGAATGGTCTGCGGAGGACAAGACACGAGAGTCTGAGCGCAGCAGAATCGTGACCCCAGCCACCCAGCAAGCGGTGGAGACACGACATGCCGAAATCATGGAGGCAATCTTTGGTCAGGGCGATTTCTTTGACATTGAAGACGATCTGTTGGATGTTAACGGCAACCCGCTAGATGTTGAGGCGCTTAAAGCCCAGATGATGCAAGACTTTAAGCAGGATAAGATTAGAAAAGCTATCGACCAGATCGAGTTGATGGCTGAAATCTATGGCACTGGCATTGGCGAGATCGTAGTTAAGACTGAGAAAATCTTTGAGCCAGCCACCCAGCCGATTCCAGGCCAGATGGGTCAAGCTGCCATTGGTGTCGTGGAGAAAAGCCGCATTGCGGTGAAGATCACGCCGGTCAACCCTAAGAATTTCTTGTTCGACCCCAACGGGACATCTATTGACGACTGCATGGGCGTGGCAATTGAGAAGTTTGTCAGCATCCACAAGGTAGTCGAAGGCATCGAAAAGGGCATCTACCGCAAGGTAAACATTACTACTGGTGACGAAGACACTGATCTTGAGCCAACCCAAGAGGTTAGCCAGTATCGTGACGGAAAGGTCAGATTATTGACGTACTACGGCCTTGTTCCGCGAGAGTATTTGACCGAGAACGACGAGGAAATAGAAGAATTATTCCCTGAAGACTCGGTTGCTGACGACTACTCTAACATGGTGGAAGCCATTGTTGTGATTGCTAATGAAGGGTTGCTGCTCAAAGCAGAAGAAAACCCGTACATGATGAAAGACAGGCCAGTTCTGTGCTATCAGGACGATACAGTGCCAAACCGCCTGCTGGGTCGCGGCACGGTGGAGAAGTCCTACAACATGCAAAAGGCTATTGATGCTCAAGTGCGTAGCCATCTGGACTCACTTGCGCTAACTACCTCGCCAATGATTGGTTTGGACGCCTCCCGTTTGCCTCGCGGCGCTAAGTTTGAGGTAAAACCTGGCAAAGCGTTCTTGGTCAACGGCAATCCTGCTGAGATTCTCTACCCGTTTAAGTTTGGCGAGACAAGTCTAAACAATCTGAACACGGCCAAAGAGTTTGAGCGTATGTTGTTGCAAGCCACTGGCACGATGGACTCGCAAGGCATGGTTAGCCAAGGCAATCGAGACGGTGCTGGCATGAGCATGGCAGTGGCTACGATTATTAAGAAGTACAAGCGCACACTGGTGAACTTTCAAGAGGATTTCTTGATCCCGTTTATCCAAAAAGCGGCGTTTCGCTTCATGCAGTTTGACCCAGAGCGCTATCCATCAGTGGATATGCGGTTTATCCCGACGGCTACACTGGGCATCATTGCTAGAGAGTACGAGCAACAACAATTCATCAGCCTTTTACAAACACTTGGCCCAAATACGCCCGTGTTGCCGCTAATCTTGAAGGGCATTTTGGGTAATTCCAGCTTGTCCAACAGGTTTGAACTGATCGCGGCGCTTGACCAGATGAGTCAGCCCAACCCAGAAGCGCAGCAAATGCAACAAGCCCAACAACAATTGGCAATGCAAGCGCAACAAGCTCAGATCGCGGTGCAGACTACGCAAGCGGAACAGAATCGGGCAGAAGCGCAGAAGTTGGCAGTTGAAACACAGCTTATGCCGCAAGAGGTACAAGCAAAAGTGTTGGCCTCTGCGACTAAAAACCTCCCTTCTGGCAACGAAAGCAATGAGTTTGACAAACGGGTCAAGATTGCGGAATTGATGCTTAAAGAAGCGGACATTAAAAACAAGTCCAAGATCGTTGAGTTGCAGATGGCCGACAAGCAAAACAAGGTATCAGGGATGGAAGACGACTTCTTGGATCAGTTGACCAAGGAGTTGAACAATGGACGTTGAAAGCCTAGCCAAGCAGCTAATCCTCAAGGGGATGACGGAGGAGCAGCAAAATGCTGTCCTCGAATCCATCAAGACGACGATGGGCAACGCTCGTACTGTGCAAAAGCAGCGTATTGGCGAGAATGTGCAAGTTGTAGTTCAGGCGCTCAAGAAAATTGAGGCTGACATCAAGGCTAGGTACGATGAGACAGGCAAAGCCATTGAAAAGCGGGTAGCCAACATCAAAGATGGTCGTGATGGGCAAGACGGTGTAGATGGAAGGGCTGGAAAAGACGGAAGGCCAGGTCGTGATGGGGCTACTGGGCCTCGGGGCATTGACGGTCTTAACGGCAGCAACGGTATTGATGGTGAAGACGGCATTTCTATCACTGATGCCCACATTGATTTTGATGGCAGCTTGATTATTACGCTGTCTGACGGCAAGTTGTTAAATGTTGGAGAAGTTGTCTCGCAAGACATTGCTGAAAAGATTAACGTCATCAGCACGATGTCTACCAACGCTTCGCTCACAATTGAAGATGAAGGCTCGTCCATCAGCGGTGCAGTTAGGACTATCAATTTTGTAGGCGCAGCCGTCACCGCATCAGCTTCAGGCGATGAAGTAACTGTCAATGTGAGTTCGGGTACGGGTACGGTCACGAGTGTGGCAGCTACTGGTGGCACTGGCATCAGTGTTTCGGGTAGCCCGATCACAACTTCTGGCACGTTGACCATCACGAATACTGCGCCAGATCAGACAGTAGCCTTGACGCAAGGCGGCACAACCACCATCACTGGGACATACCCTAACTTTACAATCTCATCTACTGACCAGTTTGTAGGCACTGTCACTTCGGTCACTGGAACATCACCCGTTGTCTCTAGCGGCGGTACAACTCCGGCAATCAGCTTGGCATCGGGCTATGGCGACACGCTTAACCCTTACGCATCCAAGACGGCTAACTTTGTGCTGGCCGCGCCTGATGGGACGGCTGGTGTACCGACCTTCCGCGCAGTTGTTGCGGCTGACATTCCTACACTAAATCAGAACACCACGGGCAATGCGGCAACAGCAACTACAGCTACGAACCAAAGCGGCGGTACAGTTAGTGCAACGTCTATCGCTTATTCGACTACTTTGACGGGTGGCACAGGAATCGTCAATTTAGGTTCTGGGCAGTTTTACAAAGACGCCACCGGTAACGTGGGGATTGGGACGAGTTTGCCGGGTAACAACCTAACTGTACAAGGTACAACTGCCACCAGCAGCGGTATAGACCTTGTTACAACGGCAAACGCGGCTGGCGATGGCCCTTTAATATCTTTTGGTCGAAACTCGATTTCCAATACCATCGGAAATATACGCGGGGGCCGAGAGTCGTCTGGTGGGTTTTTAGCCATATCAACGGTTCCTGCTGCCGGAGGAAGTGCGGTAGAAGCTATGCGTATTGACAACGCTGGCACAGTAGACCTAGCAGCCACATCTGGCCTATCAATCGGGCGAACAGCAGTCACAGGCACACCAGCCACTACAGACGGCAATGTGTTTAGCGGGACTTATACGCCTACGCAGGTAAGCACAAACACAAACGTGGCTGCTGTTACTTATTCTGCTTGCCAATATATGCGTGTTGGTAATACGGTTACTGTTAGCGGTCAAATTAGTATCGACCCAACAACGGCAGCAACAGATACCACTGTAAAAATGTCTCCCCCGATTGCCTCAAACTTTACCTCTAGCCGACAAGTTGGCGGTGCTGGTTTATCCACAGGTGGTGTAAGTTATGCAACGCAAGCAGCTATGTTTTTTGCAGACATAACAAACGACTGCGTAGAAATTCGTCTAAATCCAGTAAGTGCTTCTGCTGTTGCTTACGCCTTTTCATTTACATATCAGGTGATCTAAATGATTGATTCATACACGCTTAACTTTGCAGAGCAAAAACTCATCGTAAAGTTTACTGACGAAACAACCAAAGAGTACACACAAGCAGACAAAGATCAGTACCTTGCTGACTACCCTGATCGTGCTGCTGATGTAGCGGCGATGGGCTGGTAATGATTTTGCTGCTCGCCTTTGCTATTTTTATCTATGTTGTCTTTCGATCTGTTGCGGATGATTTGCAACAACTTGGTTGAAAAGAGGATGCTATGCCTGAAGACATAACCCACCGCGAAATCTACGACAGGCTTGTAGCTGTTGAGGTGAAGGTAGACGCGCTGACTGAGAACACTAAGGATGTGACGGCGGCGTTTGCTGCCGCCCAAGGTGCGTTTAAGGTGCTGGAGACACTCAGCCGCCTTGCCAAGCCCCTGCTGTGGTTGGGTGGTCTGTTCGTGGCGGTTGCGGCCTTCTGGGATCACTTTAAGGCACGCTGATGGACGCGCTGCCGCCACCACCGCCAGTGGCACAAGCACCTGCGCCCGTCTTTGAGTGCGTGAGGTGGTCTTGGTCATCTGATCGGCTATTGGTCTGGTGCTTAAAGTGGCGAGAAAAAGGCAAGCCAGAGCCTAAGAAGGTAGCCGAAAGTGATTGACCCGTTCACCGCGCTAGCGGCCATCAGTACCGCAGTCAAACTTGTCAAGACCGCAGCACAAACGGTCAAGGACGTAGAGTCGCTCGGCCCTGTACTTGGTAAGTTCTTCAGCGCCAAAGCAGACGCCATCAAGGTTGTTCAACAGTCCAAGACCAAGGGCTTCAAGGGTTCTGCAATGGGTAAAGCCATTGAGCTTGAGCTTGCCATCGAAAGTGCAAGGGCGTTTGAGGAAGAAATCAAGATGCTCTTTTTTCAATCAAACAAAATGGATGTTTGGGCCAAGATCGTAGCCCGCGCCGCCAGCATGGACAAAGAAGCAGCGCACGATGCGCGGCGAGAGCGCGAAGCTGCTGAACGCAAGAAAAAAGAGATTGATGAAGTCATTGAGCTAGTCCTGCTGGCGCTTGTCTTTTTCATCATGGTGGGGGCAATCGGGTACTTTGTTCTTGGGATTCTGGAGCAGTGCGGGGGTAAATGCTGATGGCAACGGACGAGCGCCTTAACCTAGTAGACAAGGTGCTGGCCTATGTGTCCAGCCCTTTTAGGCTGTTTGCAATGGTTTTAATGGCGGTTTTGACCTTTTCGGGCTACTTTGTCTATACAAACCAAGAGCTTTTGATAGGGGCTTACAAGGAATCTAAAAAGATTCCAACCATTGCAGAAGACCGAGTTGAAGACGCTGCCGCCCACCTTTTTAAGCAATCTGGTGCGCTGGTGGTGGCAGTTTTCAAGGTAAATTCAATGTTTGGGACTAGGATTTTGCACCGCGCCTATGGCAAAAACGGCAGGGACAAGACCAATGACGGCCTAGATGTTGGGCTTTTTACCCAAAATGCGGCCAATAATGCCGATGTGGTTAAACTGATGGCTAGCGAGATACCTTGCGGAGAATACAAGTCAGCGCAGTCGGAAATGGGTCTGTGGTATATCGCAAGGGGTGTGGCGTACACATGTCGCATCAGCGTACCACCAGAGCCTGGCCGGTTTGTAGGACAGATCACAGTTGGCTGGGCTACGCAGCCAGAAGACCTTGATCAAGCAAAGGCGATGCTTCAAATTGCGGCAACCATGTTATCTAGGAGTAAACAGTGAACCCAGAACTACAAAAATACTATGAGGATCGGTTTGACCTGTTCTCCCGCCAAGGCTGGGCTGACCTGATGGAGGATGTTGACAACATGCTCATCCCGCTAAACAATGTCGCTACCATTGCGGACGAAAAAAGTCTACAATTCCGCAAAGGCGAGATTTCTATCCTTATTTGGCTGAAAACGCTTAAAGGCGTCAGCGAACGAGCATACGAGGACTTGCATGAAAAGAATGTATGAATTTGTCTGCGATTGCGGACAACGCACAGAGGCGCTAGAGGTTTATGAGACTTCTAGTGTGCTGTGCAGATGCGGGGGGCTTGCTTCCCGTGTCATAAGCGCTCCGTCGTTTAACTTGGAAGGGTGGTCTGGGACGTTTCCATCATCGCATGGTAGGTTCGAGAGAAAGCACCGTGAAAGGTTAAGCGCAGAGCGTAAAGCCAACTCATAAGCGCAAGCCGAGTTGAATTATCCTACAACCGTTTTGGCAGGAAAAAAATATGTTGATTGATGAAGAACAAGAGCCGCTAGGTGAACTCGAAATCGAGGAAAAAAAGTCTGCTGAACTTCCTGATAAATACAGGGAAAAAAGTTTGGAAGAAGTTGTGCGGATGCACCAAGAAGCTGAAAAGCTAATTGGCAAGCAAGCCCAAGAGGTGGGTGAAGTCCGTAAACTCGCTGACGAATTACTTAGGCACAACCTCAGTTCTAGGCAACAACAAGTAGAGGTTGAACCGGAAGTTGACTTTTTTGAGAACCCTCAAAAAGCAGTTCAGACGACGATTGACAAACATCCAGATGTTCTCGCGGCCCGACAAGCGGGTCAAGATTTCAAAAAGATGCAGATTCAACAAATGCTGACGCAACAGCATCCTGACTATTCCTTAGTAGTCAACGATATTGGGTTTCAAGAGTGGGTGAAGTCTTCACCTATTCGTTTGGGACTTTATGCGAGAGCAGATGGTGACTTTGATTATGATTCGGCAAATGAATTGTTGTCCACTTATAAAGAATTGCGCGGCGTGAAAGTCCAACAGTCCGAAAAAGCGTCTGACGCTACTAGGGCAAAGAGCATGAGAGCAGCGCAAGTTGATGTTGGTGGCTCTGGCGAGAGTTCAAAACGAGTCTACAGACGTGCCGACCTTATTCGTCTCAAAATGACTGACCCTTCGCGTTACGAATCGCTGAACGATGAAATACTCACAGCCTACGCAGAGGGTCGTGTTCGATAATTTAACTGGAGAATTAACATGGCATATCCTACCCCAGCGGTAACAGTAACCACCGCAGCAACGTTCATCCCCGAAATTTGGAGTGATGAGATCATCGCCGCTTACAAGAAAAATCTTGTTTTGGCTAACATCGTAATGAAAATGAACTTTAAAGGTAAGAAGGGCGATGTGGTTCACATTCCTGCACCTACCCGTGGTTCAGCTTCAGCAAAAGCAGCATCCACTGCCGTTACTCTGATTGCCGATACTGAAACAGAAATCCAAGTGAATATTAACAAGCACTTTGAATATTCGCGTTTCATTGAGGACATCGTTGAAGCACAAGCCCTAAACAGCTTGCGTCAGTTCTACACTGCTGATGCTGGCTATGCGCTTGCCAAGCAAGTAGACACTAGCTTGATCCAACTGGGTCGTGCATTCAATGGTGCTACTGTCGGGACTAACGACTATGCGACTTCTGCTTCAAGCACTAAAGCCTTCATCGGTGGCGATGGTACGACTGTCTATAACAGTTCTTCGTCAAATGCAAGTGCTTTGACAGATGCTGCCATTCGCAGAACTATTCAGCGTCTGGACGATAACGACACGCCTATGGACGGTCGCTTTTTCCTGATCCCACCATCCAGCCGTAACACGCTGATGGGTCTTTCCCGTTACACGGAACAGGCTTTTGTGGGCAATGGCAATGCGATCCGTACTGGTGAAATCGGCAACCTGTATGGCATCCCCGTGTTTACATCTAGCAATGCTGATACTGGCGCTGGTAACACTGCAACAGATCGTATCTGCTTGATGGGTCACAAAGACGCTATGGTTCTGGTTGAGCAAATCGGTATCCGTTCACAAACACAGTACAAGCAAGACTACCTTGCCACTTTGTTTACAAGCGATACCTTGTATGGCGTTGCCGCACTTCGTGCAGCCGCGACAACTGGTGCAGCTCTGTCTTCTAGCGCATTTGCGTTGGCAGTGCCAGCCTAACCCCAAGCCCCCAGAAATGGGGGCATTATTTTTAAGGAGTTAGAAAATGGCTGCTGCAACCGCAATCAAATCCCGACAAGGGAATGATCAATTCCGTGGCGTCTTTAGTGACACATGGGTTGTGACTTGTACCCTAGACTCGGCTTCCGTAGCGGATCAAGCCGCTGCGACTGACACTGTGGCTGTCCCTGGCGTTGTCTTGGGCGATATAGTGATCGGCATGTCTGCTGCTGTTGACGAGGCAGGGCTTGTTCGCCGTGCTTATGTTTCCGCTGCTGGCACTGTCACTATCGCAACGACCAACACGACTGGCGCTGCGGTTAACTTGGCGTCAACGACTGTTGATTTAGTCATTGCTCGCATCGTTTAAACGGGGGGCTTCGGCCCCCTTTTTTAAGGTAATCATGGCAACTTTCCGCTGTTTGCAGTCAGGCAACACTGTGACGTTTACTCAGCAAGTGGACATAGACTCGATGCGTGGGCATCAAGGTTATGTGCGTCTGGAGGAGCAAGTTAAGCCTGAGATCAAACCACTGCCAGTTAAGAAGATGGGTCGGCCTCGTAAATCAACTGTTAAAGGATAAATCATGTACGGTAAAAAAATGTCTGATAAAAAAGCAATGCCTGTCGCCATTATGGTAGCCGTTGCCAAGCCAAAAGCTATGCCTAAACGTGGTCAGCGCACTGCCACTAACATGGCAACTAAAGCTAAACGAGGCAAGTAATGGCATCCCTAACTTCTCCAGTTTCGCTTTTAAGTGCTGTAGTAGCAACAGGCGCGTCAAAAGAAGTCCAAGCCGATGCCGGTCAACCGGCATTCTTGCAAGTATCCGGCATTACTTCTGCCACTGTTGTATTGCAAGGCAGTCTTGATGGCACAAATTGGGCAACTCTGGGAACGGCTTTGACTGCGGATGGACTCATTACAGTTGCTAACGCTCCCAAGTATTTAAGAGCAAATTGCACTGTTTATGTGACAGGTACGATTACAGCGAAAATCATGTACTAATATGAAAACTCCAGCCCAAAAAAAGATCAGCAAGGTGATGAAAGAGTTTGGCGCGGGTAAGCTGACCACCAACAAAAAGGTGGTTAAAGACCCAAGGCAAGCTATGGCAATTGCGCTTTCACAAGCAAAGGTAAAGAAGAAATGAAAAGCAAAGTCAACCAAGCGGCGGTCTATACAAAGCCCACCATGCGGAAGGCTTTGTTTGAAAAGATCAAGGGTCAGGCTGTGCAAGGCACTGGCGCTGGCGAATGGTCAGCTAGAAAAGCACAACTCTTGGCAAAAGAGTACAAAGCCAAGGGCGGGGGGTACAAATCGTGAGCAAGACAAAAGCGCATTACACACCGGACGGCAAGCTGTATAAGGGTGAGACTCACAAAACTGGTGCTGTCTTGATGACAGGTGCAAAGCACACGCCAGCCAGTAAAGTCTTGACACATACACCGCCGAAGAAAAAATGAAAGCTACCCAGAAAAGCCTGAAGGATTGGGGCGACCAAGATTGGAGAACTAAAAGTGGTAAAAAATCTTCTGAAACTGGTGAGCGATACCTTCCAAGCGCTGCTATTAAAAGTCTTAGCAATGCTGAGTACGCTGCGACAACACGCGCAAAACGTGCTGGCATGGCTAAAGGGAAACAATTCGTAGCGCAACCTAAAAAGATAGCGGCAAAAACTAAAGGCTACCGATGAAGACACCAGCCTACGCACGTAAAGAAGGCCAGAATCCTAAAGGGGGCTTGAACGCAAAGGGTCGTTCATCTTATAATACAGAGACTGGGGGTGATCTCAAAGCTCCAGTGAAGTCAGGCGACAACCCTAGACGGGCCTCCTTTTTAGCACGCATGGGCAATATGCCTGGCGCTGAGATGAAAGATGGAAAGCCTACCCGACTTTTACTTTCTCTTAGAGCATGGGGCGCAACGTCCAAGGAAGACGCAAAGGCTAAAGCCAAAGCTATTTCTAAGAGGAACAAATGAGACCAGTATCTGTTGGAGTTAGTCCTGCTGCGGCAGTTTTAACCACTGTTTTTACAGTGCCAACGGGCTATTACGCCAAATTTACGGTGATGTACATCCACAACACTGGTGGATCAACAAAGCACATCACCGTGGCTTGGTATGACGCAAGCACTGCGACTACTTATGACATTCTTACTTCTTACGACTTTACTTCAAAAGCGTATCTTCAGTTTGATGGCAATGCGTATATGGTTTTGGAAGAAGGCGACAAGATTCAAATTACTACGCAAGCGGCGAGTACATTCAGTTTTATAGCAACCTTTGAGGTTGAAGGAGCGCAAAGAATATGACCTACCTACAACTGATAAACAATGTTCTGATCCGCTTGCGCGAATCTCAAGTTTCGACCAACAATGAGACTGCTTACTCGACCCTGATTGGCTTGTTTGTCAACGATGCCAAGCGCCAGATCGAGGATTCCTTTAGCTGGAATGTGCTGGGTCAGACAGTCACCATCACCACGGTGGCCGCGACATACATCTATTCGATGACTGGTGCTGGGCAGAAATTCCAAGTGCAAGACGCAATCAACACCACATCAAATATTGGTCTGCAAAACATCAGTTTTGTGGAAATGAACCGCTATCAAAACTTAGTTCCAACTACAGACGGGTTGCCTCAATACTATTCTTTTGATGGTGTAGACGGTAACGGCGACACCAAGGTGGTGTTGTACCCTCGCCCTGATGGGGTCTACAACATTCCGTTTTCGTTAACAGTGCCCCAAGCTACATTGGAGGTTGACGGCACATCTGTACTTGTTCCTGACTTTCTAGTGGTGCAAAACGCCTACGCACGGGCGTTGGTAGAACGCGGTGAGGATGGCGGTCTTAGTTCATCTGAGGCTTATCAGCTTTACCGTGCCATGCTTACTGACCAAATCGCACTGGAAGGCACTCGCTACCCAGAGAACCAAGAGTTTGTTGCGATATGAGCCAAGCCCTCCAGACTGCCAGCATTTCAGCGCCAGGATTCTTTGGCCTGAATACGCAAGACTCGCCTTTGGACTTGGCGGCTGGCTTTGCCTTGGTTGCCACCAATTGCGTGATTGATCAGTTTGGACGCATTGGCTCACGCAAGGGTTGGGCGCGGGTTAACGCATCTGCTGGTGCTTTGGGCGCTAATTCTCCTGCTGTAATCCACGAACTGGTGCAGACTGACGGTACTCTGACAATCCTCTTTGCTGGCAACAATAAACTCTTTAAGCTAGACAGCAGCAATGCCGTGGTCGAATTGACTTATGGTGGCGGCGGCACAGCACCCACCATCACGGCCAATAACTGGTCTTGCGCCTCACTAAACGGCATCACTTACTTCTTTCAGACGGGCCATGACCCGCTGATCTTTGACCCTGCTGTCAGCACAACGACCTTCAGGCGCGTTAGTGAGAAAACTGGCTACGTTGGCACTGTACCTTCGGGCAACATCGCCATCAGCGCCTATGGCCGCTTGTGGGTAGCAGATACGGCAACCGACAACACCACGGTCTTTTTCTCTGATCTGCTTGCTGGTCATGTTTGGTCAACGGGTACTGCGGGTTCGTTGAATGTCAACCTAGTTTGGCCTAATGGCGCGGACAACATCACCGGCCTAGCAGCGCACAACAACTTCCTGATCATCTTTGGTCAGCGTCAGATTCTAGTGTATTCGGGCGCGACAACACCCGCAACCATCACACTGGCCGACACGGTGGCTGGTATTGGCTGTATTGCCAGAGACTCAATTCAAAGCACTGGCAAGGATGTTTTGTTTTTGTCCAATTCAGGTGTGAGATCATTTGCGCGGACTGTAATTGAGAAGTCTGTGCCGATTGGCGATCTGTCCAAGAACGTGCGTAGTGACTTTATGAGCATCGTTGCCGGTGAAACACTGGCAAACATCAAGTCAGTGTATTCAGAAACTGAAGCGTTCTATCTGGTAACACTGCCGTTTGTCAAAGAGGTATTTTGCTTTGACACCCGTGGGCAGTTGCAAGATGGATCGTTTAGAGTTACCACTTGGGACTCAATTGAGCCTACGGCACTGTTGGCGCGGCGCAATGGCGATTTACTGCTGGGCAAGACAAGCTACATCGCCAAGTACACTGGCGCACAAGATGACACTTCGGCATACCGCTTGCTGTATTACACAAACCATGCTGATCTAGGCAATGCCAATGTCACCTCGCTGCTCAAGCGGCTAAAGGTTGTCGTGATTGGCGGCACAAATCAATTTGTGACAATGAAGTGGGGTTTTGACTTTAGCACCAACTATCTATCAACCAGCGCACAAATTCCGACACAATCGGTTGCTGAGTACGGAATTGGTGAATACGGCGCAAATGCCACGGTAATTTCTGAGTACGCCAACGGTGTTGCTTTGCAAACTTTAAGCGTGTCTGCTTCTGGTAGCGGTAAAATCGTGCAAACGGGCTACGAGGCTGATATTAATGGGTCTGCAATTTCTATTCAGCGGATCGAAATTCAATCAAAGGACGGGAAGACAGTATGAGTAACTACACACAGAGTACCAACTTTGCCACCAAAGATGCGCTAACTTCTGGCGACCCGCTGAAGATCGTCAAAGGCACGGAGATCAACACCGAGTTTGTCAACATTTCGGTGGCTATTGCAACCAAGGCTGACTTGGCTAGCCCTACTTTTACGGGTACGCCAGCGCTGCCTACAGGCACGACTGGGGTAACGCAAACCGCCGGCAACAACACTACTGCTTTAGCCACAACTGCGTTTGTGCAAGCGGCAGATTCGGCGGCCATCACCGCCGAGCGTACGGCAACTGCTACGCTCACAAACAAGTCGTTGACTAGCCCAACGTTGACCGGCACACCCATAGCGCCTACAGCGGCGCTAAACACCAACACCACGCAAGTGGCTACCACCGCCTATGTCGTCGCCCAGATTGCAGACGACGCACCTACCAAAACCGGAACGGGAGCGTCAGGTACATGGGGCATTGATATTACAGGCAATGCAGCCACAGCAACAAAGCTGACCACTGCTTCTGGCTCTGCGCCAAGTTACTCTGCACGGGCTTGGGTGAACTTTGACGGCACTGGCACTGTTGCTATTCGTGGTAGTGGGAATGTATCAAGTATTACGGATAATGGCACTGGGGACTATACGGTCAACTTTACAACAGCGATGCCTGATGCAAATTATGCTTGGACAGCATCTGGTGGCGATGAAACAAACGCAAACAGAATTACATTGATCGCAGGCCTTAATTATTCTGCAGCAACTGGAAGTTTACGGGTTAGGGGAAACGCAACAACTGGATACTCAGACCTTTCTGTTGCAAATATTGCCGTATTCCGCTAAATCAAAGGACTTAAAATGAACCAACGAATCATTTACCCAACTGACGATGGTGGCGTGGCCGTTATCGTCCCCGCTGCCGAGTGTGGCTTGAGCATTGAGGCGATTGCTGCCAAAGATGTGCCTGCTGGCAAACCGTTCAAGATTGTGGAGGCTTCAGACATCCCGACAGACCGCACATTCCGTAACGCATGGGAGTATGCAGCATGATTACCATCAACATCGACAAGGCCAAGACAGTGGCTCATGATATGCGCCGGACGGCGCGTCTTGCTGAGTTTGTTCCTTTGGACGTTAAAGCTAACATCCCTAGCGAAGCTGCGGCTGCTGAAACTGCGCGTCAAGTTGTTCGTGAAAAATACGCTGCCATTCAAACCGCAATTGATGGGGCTGCAACTACTGATGCAATCAAGGCAGCTTTGGCATGATTTCCCACCACTTCAGCGATGGACTGTACGCCAAAGAAACCGCATTTGCGGCTGGCACAGCCATCCTGAAGCATACGCATGACTTTAGCCATCTGTCGATTCTTGCCAAGGGCAAGGTTGCGGTTTTGCGAGGCACAGAGATTGACATTGTTGATGCACCGGCTTGCATTGAAATTAAGGCTGGGATGACGCACGGCGTCAAGGCCATCACTGATTGCGTTTGGTTTTGTATTCACGCCACTGACGAGAAAGACCCGTCAAAAGTGGACGAAATTTTGATTGGAGTTTGATATGCCAGCATTTATCACGGCGGGGGCGAGTTTACTTGGCGGCTTGATTGGTGGCAGTTCTGCCAAGAGCGCAGCCAAAACACAAGCCGCCGCGCAAGAACGCGCAGCAAAAATTGCGGCTGAAGAAGCGCGTTTTCGACCAGTAGGCGTCACAACCCGCTTTGGTCAGTCGCAGTTTCAGACTGATGCAAATGGTCGGGTTATCGGGGCTGGCTACGAATTGTCGCCCGAACTCAGAGCCTATCAAGACCGTTTGATGGGTTTGACTGGCGGCGGTCTGTCTCAAGCTGAAATGGCACAGCAGCAGTTTGCCCCCTTGCAACAGGGCGCTCAGGGTTTGTTTAGCCTTGGTCAGCAGTACTTGGCCCAGTCACCTCAAGAAGCAGCCCAACAGTACATGGCGAGTCAACAAGAGTTGCTTGCCCCAAGCCGTGAGCGTGAGATGGCGCAGCTTCAAAATCGTTTGTTTAATACAGGTCGTGGCGGTTTGTCCGTGGGCGCTACCAGCGCTCGTCCTAGCGGCGCGGCGGGGCTGGGTGCAGCTAGCCCAGAGTTGGAAGCCTACTACAACGCCATTGCCCAACAGGATGCTCAACTGGCCGCTGGCGCACAGCAAGCAGGAATGGATCAGGCAAGGTTTGGTGCTGGTCTGCTAGGCACTGGTGGCAATCTGCTCACACAAGGTTATCAAGGCCAGGCAGCGGCACTTGGCCCATACGAGGCTTATCTGGCGCAGATGAAGCAGATTGAGGCGCTTGGTCAGCAACCGCTTGAATTAGGCATCAACATTGGCGCAAAGGGGCAGAGCAATGCAGCCGCACAAGCTATTTTAAGTGGTGGCATGGCTGCGGCGCAGTCTAACTTTGCAGCCAATGCCTACAATCCGTTTGCTACTGCGCTGACTCAAGCAAGCCAGAATCCACAACTGCAACAAGGTTTTCAGAATCTATTTAAACGCCAAGCACCAAACTATTTTGATTCAATGGGTAATGAATTTAGCGGCAGCGGCACTCCAATTTATGATTACTAAGGGGTAGACATGGCAGAAATCGTTCAATCCCTTTTTGGCGTGACGCCTGAGTCATACCGCCAAGCCCAGCAAGACCGTATGGACGCGCAAGCGTTGCAGTACGCTAGGCTCGACCCGTTCCAACAAGCTAACTACGCCATTGGTCGTGGAGCTTCTGGCTTGGCTGGTGCTATCGGCGGCGCTTTGGGTGGGCAAGACCCTGAGTTGCAGCGCATCACAATGCGCCAGCAGATAGCGGGTCAGATCAATCCAAACGACCCTGCGTCCATTGAAAAAGGTATTGTTGCACTGCAACAAGGAGGCGATGCTGAAGGTGCTTTTATGTTGCAATCTGAGTACCGCAAGATGATGGAAAGCGGCGCCTTAATTGGTCAGCGTGAAGCAGCAGCGATGGCATCACTGGCCCAAGCCAAACGGGAGCGCGAACCGCGAGCAGCGCCTACAACCAACGACTTGACTAACGCTCGCGCTATTGCCGCAGCGGAAGGGCCTGAAGGCTCGCCAGAGTACAACGCTGCGTTTAAAGCAGAATACGCTCGTTTGACTGCGCCTAAAGACGCCAAAGGCCCAGCGTTTGGTGCAGAGGCTGAGCGCGTCTCCAAAGTCAAGTTTGGCAAACCTTTTGCTGATTTGACATCTGCTGAAGCGGCAGAGGTAGATAAGGACTTGGAAGCCCGAGGTCTCGGCAAGGCTAAAGCTGGCGCTTTTAATGTTAAGGTTGAGTTGCCTGGTGTTAAAGGGGCGGGTGATCTTGTTGGATTAAGAAGCACTATTAATACAACGCTTAAACCATATAGGGATGCTTTGAACGGAGCTAATCAAGCAATTGCCGTTGCTAATGATGTCTTAAAAACAAACAACTTTGCCTCTTTTGCTTTACTCGCTCGGTCATTGGCTAAAGCATCAGGTGAAACACAATTGTCTAAAGCAGACATCAATGCCTTTGGAGGCGACCCATCTTTTGTCGGTAGTATTGCGGATTTTGCTTCCAAACTTGCACAGGGTACACCCACAGCCGACACTGTTAAGCAATTAAAATCTCTTGCTGTGTTATTGAAGAAGAAAAACGAAGATTTAGAAAAAAACGAAATTAAACAATTGCAAACTGCGGCAAGGGTGTCGGGTTTGTACAGTGAGAATCAAATTAAAGATGTGTTTACGCTAAGGGGCGAAACCAAAGTAACAACGCGCAAAACAGCGGGTGGCGTTTCTTATACAGTGGAAGACTAAAAATGCCAACTTATACAATTCAAGGTAAGAAGGTTACAACCGAACAACCTCTATCAGATACAGAAATTGAGGAAATTGCAAGAGACTTGGGTGCAAGTAAGACAGATAGCATTTTTGGGTTAGAAGAATTTATAAATCCAGCGATTGCCCAAATCCCAACAGAGGGTTATCCCACTGCTCCCCCTGCTCAACCGCAATCTTCGGCTGGTAACAGAATGCTTCAAAACGCCCTTAGCGGGGCTATGGCCGTTCCTCCTTTGGCTGCTGGGGCTAGGGCGCTACAACTAGCAACAATGGGTTCTAGGGCTGCTCCTTATGCAGCAAACCTTGCAAGAGCAGTAATTCCTACTTCAGGCAGAGCGCTACTTACTGAGGGCGCTATTGGCGGTGCTGGCGGTCTTGTAGGCGGCGAAGCTGGTCAACAAACAGCACAGAAGTTTGGTGAGCCTTTCCGTCCATTAGGAGAGTTTGCTGGCGGTATGCTTGGCGGAATGACCGCCGACACTCTTGTTAGAAACGTACCTGACGTAGTAATGGGAGGTTTCCGCGCAGCCAGTGGTCTTCCTGCAGCCAACCAAGTTTCCGATTTGTTGGGTAGTATTCGCGCTCAAACAAAATTACAAACAGCTTTAGAGGCCAATCCGTCTTTGGCTGGAGACTTGACAAGAGCAAGTGAAATTACAGCCCTTACAGGCATTAAGCTTCCCGTAACAGCGGCGGCGAAGGGCGATCCTACGCTTACAGGTTTGCTAACTTCTGAAACGGCGCGAAGTGAAAATTCACTCTTTACAGCCGTTATCGCGCAACAGCAAAAATTAGCAAAAGATGGCGTGATACAAGCACAAAAAGAACTTGCAAGTTCGCCTAATCGTGTAGAAGCTTTGGCAACTTTAAAAGCCGCGAAAGATAATTTAGAAAATGTAAATCGGGAATCTATTTTTGCACAGCAACAAGCGGCTAGGCAAGACAAAATTAATGCTATAGATGATCGCATCACAGAAATTTCTACTGGTTCTTTGGCCGCACCCAGCGGCAAAGAAGACATAGGTACACGCCTCACCAATCTTCTTGATGCTAAAAAAACAATCATCAAAGAAGAATTAAAGCCAGAATACACTAAGTTGCTAGGGCAAGCAAAGACAGATGGCGTTGTTATCGATTCTACGCAAGTAGCTAGTCTTTGGAACTTTGTTAAAACAAGCAGAGCCGAAGATGTCTTTGCAAAATTTCCTGACTTATATTCAAAAGTGCAATCCACGCTTGCACCTAAAACAGCGCCTGTTAGTGCTAAGTTTGCCGAGAAGTATCCAAATTTAGTTAAAACACCCGATGGAACTTATAAGCCAATGGATGTAGACACCATTGACTCGCTGAAAAGAGCGATAAATAAATCCATTGGCAATACTTCTGATGCCGATAACCTCCGCATGCTTTACGCTTTTAAGAGTAAATTTGATGACGCATTAGGTTCAATTCAAGGAGATTTTCCTACTGCTTATAAGGCTCTTGATAAAACCTATGCAGAGCGTTTAGGAATACCTTTTAGCGAAAACGGGGTGTTAGCCGTGGACAAAGCTAGATTTGTCGAAAGTGTTGTCCCGAATCTAACAACTAAACCATCAGCCATTAAGCAAATCTTAGCGGCTACGGACAATTCTGTCGAAACATTGAAGCTGGTTGAAGATGCTTTTATGATGAAGCTATCTAATTCGCCTGGAATTCTTAATCCATCAACAATGGAAATTGATGTTCCTCGACTTAACCTATTCCTAAAGCAAAATAAAGAAGCCATTGATACAGTCCCTGGTCTTATGGACAGGCTTTCTCGTGCAGGCGGCAGTGTTGAACGGCTAAAAACTACTAGAACTTCCTTGTTGGAAGAACAAAAAACTGCGTCGATTGACAAATTGAACACAGTTTGGCAAAGGTCGCAGAACACTTCTGGCGGCTTTGAGGGTTTTGTTAACAGTGCTTTAAAGAAGCCAGAACAGCTTCAAGAATTGATTTTGTTAGCAAGCACGGACAAGACATTGCAGCGCGGTCTTAAAAGTTCTATTTTGGACATCGGTTTGAATTCTACAAACAAGGTAGAGTTTTTTACAGACAACAGCAAAACAATTGACACTCTATTTGGCAAAGGTCATTCAGAAAAAATCAAGGCTTTGTTTGAAGCTTCTGAACGGCTGGCTAAGTTTCCTGTTTCAAGCAAGATTAACCCTTCTTTATTTCAGCGCACCCCATTTGAAGGAGCTACAGGTTCTCGCATTGAACAGGTTGCTGGTGAAATTCGTAATCCAATTTTGAGCACTTTTCGCACTTTTGGCAATATTTTGAGCCGTTACGTTCAAAACAAAGCTACCAAAAGCGAAAGTGCAGAGATTCAGGAATTCTTGTCAAACCCAAAAGCCATTGCGGATGCTTCAGCTTTGATTAACGAGCTTGAAAGTAAAACTCTAACCTTGACTAAAAAAGGCTTGGATTTGTTAAAAAGCGTCAGCAAAAACAAAGCTTCTTCTGCTTTGTTTGGTGGCATAGCTGCTGCCGGTACAGGTGAAGCCGGTCTTACTGAACGTCAACCAATTCAACAATTTGGGCAAACAGAGGAGTAAAGCATGGATTGGCTAAAACAAATTGCACCCACAATCGCCACGGCACTTGGAGGCCCACTGGCTGGCATGGCCGTCTCTGCTATCTCCAAGGCTATCGGCGTAGACCCTGAAAAAGTTGGCGACTTGATTTCTAACAACAAGCTGTCGGCAGAGCAAATTGCTCAGGTCAAGATTGCTGAAATTGAACTTCAAAAGCAAGCGCAGGAGCTTGGACTTAACTTTGAAAAGCTGGAGGTTGAGGACAGGAAGTCAGCACGGGAGATGCAAGCCACCACCCGCAGCCTGATGCCGCCAATACTTGCTGGCACGGTCACAGTGGGCTTTTTTGGCATTATGGTGATGATGTTCATTGGCAGAGTGGACAGCAGCAACCCCGCTATTTTGATGATGTTGGGGTCGCTAGGTACAGCCTGGACTGGAATAATCGCTTATTATTTTGGGTCAAGCGCTGGCTCACAAGCCAAGACAGACCTTCTTTCTAAGTCAGGGCCAGTGAAATGAACTTTACCGAACACTTTACGCTAGAAGAACTGACCACCACCAGCCACCGCCAGTTTGACAACACGCCTAACGAGGCAGAACTAGCCAACTTGCAAAAGCTGGCTGAGTTCTTGGAGGAGGTCAAAGCCTTGCTGGACGGCAAGCCAATTATGATCAACAGCGCCTTCCGGTCTAAGCAAGTCAATGACTCAGTAGGCAGCAAAGACACCAGCCAGCACCGTACTGGTAGCGCGGCTGACATCCGAGTGCCTGGCATGTCTCCAGACGCCGTGGTGAGGGCTTTGATGGCCTCAGACCTACCTTTTGATCAAGTTATCCGTGAGTTCGACGCTTGGACTCACATCAGCATCAGCTCAACGCCTCGTCGTCAGGCGCTGATCATTGACCGCGCTGGGACTCGGCCTTTCGCATAATCTGACACAAGGCGGTAATACAACCGCATTATTCTCCGGAAGTTCGATAGCAATAAGGGCGACCATGAGAAACCCCGTCAAGAACATGCCCAGCGCCGAACAGGCGCTTTTGTTTGATCAGTGTATGGCTCACTGGCAAGAGGAATTGTCGCTGGGTGACTGGCGCATCGAGCGTGGCTCAAAGCCAGCCAAGGGCGCAATGGCGTCTGTTGAATTTAATCAGCCAGCGCGGCTGGCGACTTACCGAATTGGTGACTTTGGCGCTGAAAAAATTACGCCAGAGACTTTGAAAAAGACAGCGCTGCATGAGTGCCTGCATGTCTTGATGCACGACCTGATTGAAACCGCAACCGACAGAGGCTCATCTGATGAGCAAATTGAAGCCGCCGAACATCGAGTAATCAATGTGCTTGAGCGCATTCTGACAAAGGAATGACATGCCTGCACCAAGAGTTACTGATGCTGAGTTTATTGAGCTTTGGAAGACGCTAGGCTCTGCCGCAAAAATAGCCAAAATACTTGACACCGACCAGTCGGGTGTTCATCAGCGGCGAAGGGCTATTGAAAACAGGTACAAAATTCAACTGGTGGCTGCCAGTAAAAATCGAAGTGAGCGATTCACGCACTTGCAGACTGCCCATAATCACTCGGCGCGTCATCAATTGGGCATTGAGAACGGCGTGGTCATTGTGTTCAGCGATGCGCACTTCTGGCCTGGCATCCGCACCACCGCCTTCAAGGGTCTCCTGTGGGCAATACGCGAATTCAAGCCAAAGGCGATCATCAACAATGGCGATGCGTTTGACGGCGCGTCCATTAGCCGATTCCCCCGTATTGGATGGGATACAAAGCCCAGCATCATCCAAGAACTAAAAGCCTGCGAGGCCAGTTTGGGCGAGATTGAGGAGGACGCTGGACGGGCCAAGCTGATATGGACACTTGGCAACCATGACAGCCGGTTTGAAAACCGCCTTGCGGCCAACGCCCATGAGTTTGAGGGCGTTAAAGGGTTTTCCCTTAGAGATCACTTCCCAGCATGGCTATCCTGCTGGGCCTGCTGGCCGACTGAGGATGTGTGCGTCAAGCACAGGTACAAGGGTGGCATTCACGCAACGCACAACAATACAGTAGGCTCTGGCAAAAGTATTGTCACCGGTCACTTGCACAGTCTAAAGGTGACGCCATATGCAGACTACAACGGCAACCGATTTGGGGTTGACACTGGCACGCTGGCAGACCCATTAGGCCCACAGTTTGTTGATTATTTGGAAGACAACCCCACCAATTGGCGCAGTGGGTTTGCCATCCTGACCTTCTTCAACGGGCAGCTACTTTGGCCGGAACTTGTCCACGACTTCGGCAATGGGTGCGTAGAGTTTAGGGGCGAGGTTATTGACGTTTCTGAGATTTAGTGCGCGATAAGCAGCTAAAGCGTCTTTAAGGTCGCGCTGTAGCTCCTCTATCCTCTCGTTCTGCTGGATCATCTTTATATTTGCTTGATAAGCGAACTCCGCTAGATTTTCGTGCGTCCAAGTTTTGAAGTTTGACATGTTCTTCTGTGGTGAATTTATGGCCGTTCGCACACTCGCGGCGGCGTACTGTAAATGAGCCTTTGTTTCGCGTGTAAAGCACGCTACTCCACACTCCGCATTTGGGGCAGTTCAAGGTGATGTCTCTCCATCAGTCACGCCATTGCCGCCAGCGTTGGACGAACTTACCGCACCATGAGGAAATCCGTAAAAAGCCTCGGGTGCGGCTGCACGTTCTATTATCATGTGTTCTCCTGTGGCGGTGTGCATGTGTGAATCGTGGTCAGGTCAGCAGTGCGCTTGCCGCAGCGTTCACAGAAGTTCCATTCCCGTTTAGCAAATTCTGCTGCTGCAACAAGGGCGGCAAAGGCTTCAAGCTG